GCCATACTGTATCAATGATAGCTGCAGCCTACGCAAAGAGAGGTCACAAAGTATTAGTAGTAAGTGATCGAGTGTATTTTCTACAGCGTTGCGCTGAGTTGGTCGGAGATAGCGCGATCTGCGTTACCGGCGAAGTTGCGCACGAGGATAGAGAAACTATGCTAGATGAAATTAAACTTGGTAAGAAAGATATTCTCTTTGGTACTCAAGCTATATTTTCAGAAGGCATATCATTAGATGACCTTAGTTGTCTAATATTAGGAACACCAGTCAACAACGAGCCCCTTCTTACGCAGTTGATTGGTCGTGTTATTAGGAAGAAGGAAGGTAAAAAAGACCCCGTAGTTATAGATATTCACTTAAAAGGGAATACTGCCCGAAAGCAGGCTTCTAATAGGGTGGGATACTATATGAAACAGGGTTACAACATAAAGGAACTTTGAAAAAATAGTTCTTGACATGAACTTAATTTTGTAGTATAATATGTTTTTATATAATTGGAAAAAAATCTTTGAGACATGCGAAGGCAATGCCATAGAAATGGTAAGAGTCTTAAAGATGTTGACGTTCAAGCAAGTCCCTAAGAATAAATACGATAAAATTTATCGTTATTCAACTATTAATTTTAAAGGGGAATCCTTTCTTGTGCATCCTGATGTCCTATTATGTAATGAGTACCAATATGGTTATAAAGACATATGCATTTATGTTGCTATAGCCAGTTTAAGACCTTATGCAGATTATGTAGCATATGGCAAAACAACGTTAGATCTATTGCATTTGCCAATAGATCCATTTATATTTTTACAAAACTTTAGCCTACTTCGTGTGATTGGTGACCAGATTCACTTTAAATACGAAGAAGCCCCAACGGAGAAACATTAATGGCAATATCATTTAACCAACAGAAAGGTTCCGCACAAAAGACTTCAATCAAATCATATCAGTACACTGATGGCGATAATAAGATGCGTCTATGCGGAGACATATTAGCACGATACGTATACTGGGTCAAGGGTGAAAATGATAAGAACATTCCTTTAGAGTGTCTTTCATTTGATCGTAATACTGAGTCTTTTACTAATGTAGAGAAAGACTGGGTTCGTGCGTACTACCCTGATCTCAAGTGTGGCTGGAGCTACGCCACTCAGTGCATTGACAATGGCGAAGTAAAAGTTGTTAATCTGAAGAAGAAGCTCTGGGAGCAGATCATTACTGCTGCTGAGGATCTTGGCGATCCTACAGACCCTGACACTGGCTGGGACGTTTGCTTTAAGAAAGTTAAGACTGGACCTCTACCTTATAATGTAGAGTATCAGTTACAAGCTCTTAAGTGCAAGCCTAGTGCTCTTAGCGAAGACGATAAGGCTCTTTATGCAGAGCTTAAGTCTATGGATGAAGTAATGCCTCGTCCAACTCCTGACGCTCAGAAAGAGTTGCTTGACAGAATACGTGAAGCAAGCACTACTGAGGTAGATGAAACCCTAGAAGCCGAGTTTAATATTGCATGATTTTATTTACAGCGGATTGGCACTTGAAACTGGGACAGAAGAATGTCCCAGTAGCTTGGGCTACAAAGAGATACGAAGAGTTTTTTAAGCAAATACACTCGTTGGAAAAACAGTGCAACATGCACATCATAGGAGGTGACCTTTTTGATCGCATTCCAACGATACCAGAGCTTGAAATATACTTTTCTTTTATTCGCAATGTAAAAATACCAACTATTATATATGATGGTAATCATGAAGCGACTAAGAAGAATAGGACATTCTTCAGTCAATTAAAAACCGCTTCAAGAGATATAAACCCACTAATAAATATAGTGGATATATCGTACATAGATGATGATTTAGGGTTTGGTATTTTACCATACGCTGATCTTCATAAGAAAGAAAGTATTGAGAAATTCAATACAAGTAAGCCTTTGTTTACGCATGTCCGTGGAGAAATTCCCCCTCACGTTAAGCCAGAGGTGGACTTAGACAGGTTTGAGGATTTTCCGGTCGTCTTTGCAGGCGATTTACACGCACATAGTAATACACAAAGGAACATAGTATACCCAGGTAGTCCTATGACTACATCCTTTCATAGAAATAAGGTCTCAACGGGGTATCTACTAATCAATCCAGTAGACTGGACATGGATGTGGGAGCCTTTCGATCTCCCACAGCTTTTGAGAAAGACAGTAGAAAGTCCTGATGAGATGATACCTACAGAAGTAGACCATACAATTTATGAGTTGGAGGGTGACATCCAAGATTTAGCTGGAGTTAAAAACTCTGAACTTCTGGATAAAAAAGTAGTAAAACGTAGTACTGAAGCAACACTTGTTTTAGACAAAGATATGTCTATAGAAGATGAATTAGTAGAATATTTTAAGTATATTCTCGAGCTTTCAGATGATAAAATTCCAGATATAATAGGGACGTATAATGATTACGCTCAAACGGCTACAATGGGATAATTGTTTTAGTTATGGACAAGATAACGATCTACTCCTTGACGACAATTCAGTTACCCAGATAATTGGTACTAACGGTATGGGCAAGTCGTCCATACCGTTAATTATTGAAGAAGCTCTATATAACAAAAACTCTAAAGGTATAAAGAAAGCTGACATACCTAACAGGTATATAAATGACGGCTATAAAATAATATTAACCTTTACGAAAGATGATAATATTTATAGTGTAAATATAAATCGCAAAACGAATATAAAAGTTAGACTGGAAAAGAATGGTGAAGATATTTCTAGTCACACAGCGACAAATACCTATAAAACAATTCAAGATATTATTGGAGTAGATTTTAAGACCTTCTCCCAGTTAGTGTATCAAAATACAAATGCTAGTCTTCAATTCTTGACAGCTACTGATACAAACAGGAAGAAGTTCTTAATAGATTTGTTGCATCTTGAAAATTATGTAGAATTATTTGATATTTTCAAAGAAGCATCACGACTTGTTAGTTCGGAAATTACTGGATTACAAGCAAAGATAGATACGATTGAAAAATGGTTAGTAGATAACAAATTGAGTGATACTACCATACTTCCGATGCTAGATTTAGAAATTGATACGGAAGAGGACGAGAAAGCTTTGAGGTTTTTGCAAAAAGAAATTGAAAATATCTCGGAAAAAAATAAAAAAATCTCAAAAAATAATCATTTCAAAGAAGCATTGCAACAAATCAATATACAAGAAGCACAAACCTCTAGTATAAAAGGTGTAGAATCTTATGATAATCTACAAGCAGAATTAGGAGAGCACAAAGCAACTTTAACGGGGTCTCAACGCCTTATAGCAAAGTTGAACAAACTAGGAGATCACTGCCCTACTTGTGAGCAGGATGTTGACCCAGAGTTTATTAATAGTCTAAAAGACTTAGAGGCTAGGAAACTAGTCGAAGCAGAGGAAAAAAGTGGAAAAATTGAAAGAGAAATTGAAAGAATTAAAAAGTCAAATATTGAATTCGAACGTTGCCGAAAAATTGAGAGAGATTGGGTGGACTTGTTTAGAAGCATTGACAAGAGTTTACCAGACCTTCCTCTGGATAAAGGTGAGCTTGAAGGAAGGTTGGAAGACGTTCGAGCTAACTTACTTCTCGCAAAAGAGCAGCTATCTAGCACAGCTCGCGAAAACGAGAGAAGAACGAAGCAAAATACGCGTATACAGGTAATACAAGAGCAGACTGATGGCTTCACGAACGAACGTGAGCAAGTATCAGCAGTTCTTGATAAGCAAAAAGCACTTGTATCAAATTTAGAAATACTGAAGAAAGCTTTCAGTACAAATGGTTTATTAGCTTACAAGATTGAAAACCTTGTAAAAGAGTTAGAAGAATTAGCGAACACCTATCTAGGAGAATTGTCCGATGGTAGGTTTACTCTTGAATTTGTAGTATCTAATGATAAGTTAAATGTTCAGGTGACTGACAACGGAAAAATTGTAGATATTCTCGCACTCTCTTCAGGAGAGTTAGCAAGAGTGAACACAGCTACTCTTATAGCTATTAGAAAGCTAATGAGTAGTATCTCGAAGTCTAGGTTGAACATACTATTTTTAGATGAAGTTATTGCGGTCTTAGATGACGCAGGACGAGAAAAACTAGTCGAGGTTTTACTCGGAGAAGATTTAAATACATACGTAGTCTCTCACGGCTGGACTCATCCTCTACTCGAAAAAATCGAAGTAGTAAAAGATGGGAATGTAAGTAAATTGGAATGATAATACCAGAAGATCTAGTAATTACTCATAAAAGGAATAAAAAAGTGGTAGATAGTAGGGCAAAAGGAGCACGAGGGGAATACTTAGTACGAGATTTGCTAAGGGAACATACAGGCTTTCAGTTTGAAAGAGTACCAATGTCAGGTGCTTTAGAGTATTTGAAAGGGGATTTGTATATACCTAATCAAAACAACTGCTATTGTATAGAAGTGAAAAACTATGCAGATTCACCAATGTCTGATAAAGTCCTGACGCAACAAAAGACTAACAACTTAATAAGATGGTGGAAGAAACTCATAGGGCAGGCACATAATGGAAACCAAGATCCGTTATTGTTTTTTAAATATAACAGGTCTAAAGTATTTGTCTGTACTGAGAACGAACCCAAAAATTTACTAAATTATGTTTACATAAGCCCACTTAATTGCTATGTTATGGTAGCGGATGAGTGGTTAACCTCTGAAGAGATAAGGTTTATAGGAAGTGGCATTTAAATTCAATTCCCAAGAAAAACATGCAACGCTAATAGTTGATGCCTTAAACTTAGCGTTCCGATGGAAACACCAAGGCAGAACAGATTTTAGATATGAGTACCAAGAGACGGTAAAATCTTTAGCAAACTCATATAAGTGTAAAGATGTAATTATAACAGCAGACGGTGGATCTTCTAGTTATCGTAGAAAAATACTCCCTGAGTATAAACTCAATAGAAAAGATAAGTACGCAGATCAAACTCAAGCTGAGAAAATTGCATTTGAAGAATTTTTTGAAGAATATCAGGCAACTCTAGATTTATTAGAGTGGCCCGTACTTCAATTTGATGGTGTTGAGGCAGATGATATTGCCGCACACTTAGTAAAAGAAAAAGATAAGTATGGTTTTGAAGAGATATGGCTTATCTCTAGTGACCGAGACTGGGATTTACTGATACAAGAAAAAGTAAGTAGATTCTCTTATGTTACTAGGAAAGAAGTACGTATACAGAATTGGAATGACCACTACGAAGTTAAGCCCGAGCAGTATATTTCACTTAAATGTCTAACAGGCGATAAAGGAGATAACGTTCCTGGGATAACTGGTATCGGTCCAAAGAGAGCTAAAGATTTAATTATCGCTTATGGTGATGCGATGAATATTTATGACTCTTTACCTATCAATAGTACGTATAAGCATATTCAAGAACTGAATGCGAACGCAGAACGTATTCTTCAAAACTATGAATTAATGGATTTAGTAGCATATTGTGATGATGCGATTGGGGAAGATAATATTTCTAAGATAAAGGAGATGATGTGTTAATTAATTACGATAGGGATAAGTATTTATCGGAATTTAGTCATAAAACGCTACAGGATAGATATTTAGTTAATGGAGAGAAGTCTCCACAGGATGCGTTCGCAAGAGCAGCAAAAGCGTTTTCAGATGATGACGCTCATGCTCAGAGGTTATACGATTATGCTAGTAAACTTTGGTTTATGTTTTCTACTCCTGTCCTCAGTAATGGCGGAACGACCAGAGGGCTTCCTATTAGCTGTTTCCTTAATTATGTTGAGGATAGTAGACAGGGAATCACCGGACACTACACTGAGAACGCTTTCCTTTCTAGTGTTGGTGGCGGGGTTGGTGGCTGTTGGAGCGATGTCAGGAGTGTAGGATCTAAAACATCTAATGGTTCTGAAAGTACTGGAGTAATACCATTCATGAAAGTAGTGGACGCTGAGATGTTAGCTTTTTCTCAGGGTGTCACAAGGAGAGGAAGTTATGCAGCATACTTGGACATATCTCATCCAGAAGTTGAAGAATTTTTGGATGTACGTAAACCTACAGGTGGCGACGTCAACAGAAAATCTGTCAATTTACATCACGGTATTCTTATTGGTGATGATTTCATGGAGCTTATAGAAGGAGCTACTAGGGAGGAAGGATTTGACGATTCATGGGATTTAATAGATCCTCACACTAATCAAGTAACAAAAACAGTTTCTGCAAAAACTCTCTGGGTTAAACTAATCCAGAATAGAGTAGAGACTGGTGAACCGTATATTATGTTTAAAGATACAGTTCAAAATGCTTTACCTAAGTTTCAAAAAGAGGCAGGCTTAAAAGTTAATCACTCAAATTTATGTTCAGAAATTACATTAGCAACAGATGATGACAGAACAGCAGTATGTTGTCTATCTAGTGTGAACTTAGAAGAGTATGATGAGTGGAAACATGATGATAACTTTATACCTGATTTAATACGCATGTTAGATAATGTGATTAGTCACTTTATTGATAATGCTCCGATGCACTTAGCTAAAGCTGTATACAGTGCTTCTAGAGAAAGGAGTCTTGGACTTGGTGCGATGGGATTTCACGCATATCTACAACGTCATAATATTCCTTTTGAAAGTGCGTCGGCAAAAGGTGCAAACATGAAAATGTTTCAGCACATAAAATGGAGGGCAGTTAATGCAACTAAGCAACTGGCTGAGGAACGGGGCGAGTGTCCTGATGGAGTGGGTTACGGTATTCGCAACGCTCATCTTTTGGCTGTGGCTCCTAATGCTAGTAGCTCTATTATTTGTGGCAATACTTCTCCCAGTATTGAGCCTTACAGGGCTAATGCATTTACACAGAAAACTAAAAGCGGATCAAGTTTACTCAAGAATGAGTACTTAGAACACGTTCTTCAAGAACTAGATCAAGACACAGATGAAGTATGGAAGAGTATTATTACTAATAATGGCTCGGTACAGCATCTTGACTTTTTAGATGAGTGGACAAAAGATGTATTTAAAACCGCAGTAGAGATAGACCAGAAATGGATTATTGATATGGCTTCTGATCGACAGATGGATATTTGTCAGAGTCAGTCTTTAAATATATTCTTTCCAGCAGACGTTTCTAAGCAAGAACTACATGCTATACATATGATGGCATGGAAAAGAAAAGTAAAAACTCTATACTATCTCCGTAGTGAAGCTATAAAGAGGGCGGAAACAGTTTCAGACGAAGCCCTAAGACAGTATATATTTGATAGTTTAGATGATGAAGGCTGTGTAGCTTGTGAAGGGTAAAGTTTGGACAGTCTGGAAATATACAATAGGTAGTTTTAGTGATGAGAAAACAGCAGAATACGATAATATAGTTGCAATACTACGAACAATGATTGTAGCTATTAATGTTGTGTGTGCTTTTTTCATTATGACGAACATAGTACATAATTGGTGAGATATGAGTTTATTAGAAGAAAGAGATTATTACAAACCGTTTAATTACCCTTGGGCATTTGAACACTATAAGACCCAGCAGCATATGCACTGGTTACCAGATGAAGTTAATCTTGCAGATGATTTAAGAGATTATCGTGAGAAATTAACCCCTGGAAATAGAAAGTTAATGACGCAAATATTTAGGTTTTTCACTCAAGCAGATGTAGATGTCTGTTGTGGATATGCAAAACATTATTTGCCAACCTTTAAGCAACCTGAAGTACGAATGATGTTGTCTGCCTTTGCAGCAATGGAAGCTGTACACCAAGAAGCTTATTCACTTCTTCTCGAAACTTTAGGGTTTGGGGATGAAGAGTACCAGAAGTTCTTTGAGCATGAGGAAATGCTAGCGAAGCACGAACATCTCAATAACTTTGGTATGGACACTCCGATGGATATTGCCAAAACTATGGCTATCTATTCGGGTTTTACTGAGGGAGTACAATTATTTAGTAGTTTTGCTATATTATTGAACTTC